CCCAGGTGATGATCGTGGCGGTCATCACCTGGGGAGCCGCCGCCGGCGCCAGAAAAATTCCTGTCGTCTCGGCCTGGATGACGCGGAGATTTTCCCAGGTCGACCCCGCGTAGCCGGTCTGCACCTCATGCACGCGCGCGATATAGGCGCCGGTGGCAAGTGCCCCGAATGTCGATCCGTCGATCGAAAGTCCGGTCAGCGCATCCGCAATGGAAAAATGCGTCGTGTCGATCTTCGTCAATACGACTTGCCGATTTTCAAGCTGCGGAATCGACGCAACAGGGAAGATCGCCGTGTCGCCCGTCGCCCACGTCACCGCCCCCAGCGTCTGGACAACGGCCGGGTTTGCCGTTGAAATCGAGACAATGGTCTGGTCATCGTTCGTGGTGATCAGCACGGCGCCGTTGCGGAAGCGAACATAGTTGTCCGTGAACTCCATCGTGATCGGCGCGGACTGCTGAAAATCGAACTTGATGACACGGCCCGGCGTGCCACCGCGGGTGTGGCCGCTGTACTGCGTCCCCGGCCGCCGCGTCCACGCGCCACTCTCCAGCGGCATGCTGTTGAAGCAGACGCGCATCGACGTGCGGTAGTCCGGCCGGTCGTAGCGACCCTGCGCGTATTGGCTGATCTCGCCGCCGAGGAACGAGGTGAGGAGTTGCGTGGCCGCGGGCATCAGAGCCTCACGGACACGTAGATGTCGTCGGGCGGATCGTCGTAGCCGGCCTCGATGGCATCAGCCGTCTTTGCCTCACCCATGAACCGCTTGTACATGGAGGCAATCGTCTGGAGGCGTCCGTCCGACTGGGCGAGTGGCTGCGCGACCTCGACGCCGATTCGCGCCGCGAGCCCTTCGCAGAACATCGCGTCCATCTTGGAGACGTCGGTCACGTCGGCGACGAAGCGCAGCCGGATCGGGCCGACGTCCGACGAGATGATATAGCCGTTCTCGACCTGCCAGTCGGTGTAGCTGTTGCCGGTCGGACCGCCGAGCATCGGCACCGCGACCTTGGGGTTCTGCGGCGCAAAGCGCAGGAAGCCCGCCGGCAGCTTGTAGATGTTCTGGCTGTAGGACTGCGACGACGGCCCGGCTCCGAGCGGATAAACGATGTTCGGGCGCACGAGCGCAACGCCGCTGGGAAACTCGGCGCCGCCGATTTCGAGCCATTTGAGCGATCCGGTGCCGCCGACGAAGGTTGGCGTCCACTGCGACGGATGCGTGTCCGGCTGCTGGGCGAGATTGAGGTCGACCAGGCTTTTGTACGGGATCGCGGAATAGGTCACCATCTGGTCCTGCCAGTATGTGACCGTCGCGTCCCACGGCGTCGCGGTCGCGGGGTTGTCCGAATTGGCGTCCTGGAGCGATAGGTAAACCCGGGAGGTGCCGTCGCCGGCGAAGGTGTAGACGAGTTCGCCGGAGCCGTAGGTCCCTGTCGAGCTGTACAGCGACACGGTCAGCGGCCCGAAATACGGCTCCCAGTAATTGGTGAGCAGCGGGTCGTTGCCAAGGTTGTTGACGATGTTCGAGATCCAGAAATTGCCGACCGGATCGATCACGATCGAGCCGCGGTAATAGGTCGTCGCGGGCGCCCACAAGGCGGGGCTCAGGATCATCGTCGTGGTGTCGACCGCGCGCATCGTGGTGCGGCGGGTCGCGAACGTCCAAACGCGGCTTCGCAACTCGGCGACGCGGACCTTGTCATAGACGAACGACACCTCGGAGGCGCGTTTCGAATTCTCGGTGAAGCTCGAAATGCGATCGGCGCCGCAATGTTGCAGCGCGCGATTGCCGATATCGACTGCGGAGGTGAAGGCGACCATGGCGCGGACAATGCGGACGGGGTTCCAGCCCAACAACGCACCACGACAAAAGGCGGCGGGACCGAAATCCCGCCGCCAGTTTACTCCCTCGGAGGTTCTACAGCTTCAGTTGAAAGCCGGCCGCAACGACCTGCTGCGGGTTCTGGAAAAAGCGCTGGAAGGCTTCGAGCATATTGTCGACGTCCTTCCGGGTCAGGATCGTACCGTCCTGGATACGAAGCTCGACCTGGTTGGTGCCGGCGGTGCTCGCGGTGCCGGTGATGAAGTCGGAGTATTTGAAGCCCTCGACGCCATCATTCAGTGCGACGTAGTGGTCGGCCATGGTTCACCTCAGTCCGTGTAGCCGACGCGGATGCCGAACTTACCGGTACCGGTGGTGACCGCAGTCGTGGTGACGGTCGCCACGATATCGAAGTAGCCGCCGGGATCTGCGATCAGTCCGGCCGCCTGCCAGAGCGGCTGGGTGCGCTTGTCCAGCGAATAGGTCCCGCTCTCGTTGGTGACGTCAGTCGCAACGATCGCGGCGCAGGAAACGGCACTGGCGAACAGCGCGCGGCTGATCGCGGCGGCGGCGAGCAGCGCGGTCGGCTTGCCGCCCTCGCCGTCGGTCGCGTAATAGACGCCGAGATCGAAGGCGCCAGCGCCCTGGGCTTCCGATTCCAGGAAGATGCTCTTGATCTTGCAGTTCGACGGGACGCGGCAGAGCTGGTAGGTCGCATCGACGCTGGACGCGGCGATAGCCGTAGCCCAGCCGTCGATGAGCTTGTGCGGGGCGGGACCGCCCTCGCCGGCCGTCGGCTGGACAACCGGCGAAGCGTCGAGGTTGGTGATGATCGTGGACTTGACGTGATCGACAGCCATTTCGGTCTCCTTTTACGGGGTGACGTCGGCCGCTGCCGAGGTGTCGGCGCAGTCGCATTCGAGGAGACGGCCGGGCTCCAGTCGGGTCGCACCGGACGACATCATGGTGTAGATCTGCCAGGGCAGGCCGCTCAGATCCTTGCGGCGGTCGACGTCGTTCTCGGTGTCCTTCCAGATGCCGAGATAGAGGCCGGACTTGGCAAAGGGGATGTTCGAGCGGACGTTCGAGGCCGACGGCAGGCGCTCGCTGTAGACGATGTCCCAGCCGAGGAAGCGCGTGACCTTGCCCTCCTGGAGTACCGGGCGCTCGGAGAACTCGGTGGAGACCACCTGCACCTGGTTGAGCAGATCGCTCTCTCCCTGGGAGTTGGTGACCCAGGTCAGGGTCTCCTCCTCCATGTCGACCTGCGCCTTGCGCATGATGCGCTTGGCTTCGATCATCTTGGCGACGGTGAGGCCGGACGCGGCCGACGAGCCGAAGGTCGAGGACACTGTCCACGCGGACGAGATCGAGGCCCAGGTCTCGGCCGAGAAGCTTGCGCCGTCGGTGCCGAGCTGCGAGGTGCCGAATGCGGCGGCAATCAGCCGGTCGTCCCATTCACGGGCGACGGCGGCAGCGGCCGCGGCGACTTCCTGCGACTGCGGATCGATCGCGGTCTTGAGCTTGTCGAAGGTGTCGATGAGCTGGTTGCAGTCACGGTCGACCGGGAAAACCCAGCGCCGGGTCATGCTGCCATCCTGCCGGCCGATCGGGGCGAAGCGACCCTGCGGCGGCTTCATCTGGACGGCGCCGAAATACTGGATGGGCGAAGCCTGCTTGCCGACGTGATAGCCTTCCATCACACGGCCACGCAGCTTCGACTGCTTCTGCTGGAGTTTGAGCGCCAGCATGGTGGAGAATTCGGTCGTAAACAGTTGCGGTAGATTTTCGGACATGGCTATCCCGCCTTGAGAGGTTGAATGGTCGGCGGCCTTGTCCGTGCGAATGCACAGGGGCCATCAAACTTTCAGCCTTGTCCTTGCGGGGGCCGTCACTTTCGAACCTGTCGGCCTTGCCCTTGCGGGGACCGGTGCTCAGGTTCAACGGGCGCGAACCTAGCCGCGCCCGCCAAACCGGAACAACGCACCAACCGGATCAGTCCTTGAAGCGGTTCGGATCGACCTTGATGTTGAGGAATTCGCGCGCGTCGCGCAGCCGCTTCAGCGCGGCCGCGTTGTTCATGTCGCCGGTCTGCAACGCGCCCTTGGTCGGGTGCGCGCAGTACGGCTTGCCGCTGATCACGCAGCCCCTGGCGTTGCAGCCGTCGGCGCATGCGGTCTTGGTCAGACCGGAGAATTGCGAAACCGCGGCCTTCGGCCTGGCCACTCTCTTTGTGGTCTTCTTCTTGGCCTTGACGGGCTTGGCGGCCGGCGCGTCGAAGATCACTTCATCTGCCTCGCTCATCCCGTCACTCCCGTGATCATCTGGTTAAGTCGGGTCATCTCGCGCTTCTCCGCGGCACCGCCGGCGTTGTAGCGCTCGACCCATCCCTTGTCGGCCATCAGTTCGGACTTGCGCGCGTGGGCGCCTTCCATGGTGGTGACGTCGCCGACCGGCCCGCCGGCGCCGCGCTCGACGAACGTGTCCTCGCGGGTGTTGGCGCCGATCTTGCGCATCGCCTCCATCACCTTGTCGTAGCCGATGGTGCCTTCGAGCGCCGCGACCGCCTCCTTGTCGATGCCGAGCCGGCGCGCGCCTTCGATCGCCTGGAGGTGGTTGTAGGCGAACTTGTCGCCCCAGTTCTTGGTCAGGGCTTCCTTCTGCTCAGCCAGCTTCGTGGTCAGCGCCGAATTGTCGGTGGTGGTCTTGGATTCGAGCGTCTTGGCGAGATTGGTCGCAATGATATTGGCCGCGCTCTTTGGCACACCTTGGTCGTGCAGCGTGGCGCGCAGACTGTCCGAGATCGCTGGGTCCTTGATCGGCGAGAGGTCGTAGTCCTTGGCCTCCTTCGGCGCGCCGAGGCGCTCGTAATAGGCGCGCACGTCCTCGGGCTTGGCGTCGGCGGCCGGCAGCTTGACGACGCGGTCCGGAGGCACGCCGATCAGGCGCTCGGCACCCTGGTACATCTCGGTCAGCTTGACGCCGAAATCGCGGGGATTGTCGAGCTTCAGGCCTTTGGTTTCCCAGAACCCCTTGACCGCGGGATCAACGCCGTCGTGCCACGGCTTTGCGCCGGCGGCAGCCGCAGCAGCGGCAGATGCCGCAGCCGCATCGCTCGCTTCATCGAAATGAAATCGAGGCCGGCCGGTGTGGTGATTGAAGAAATGGAGGTGGCTACTCGGGAGGGTCGTTTCGGTTGTCATGGCTTATCGCTCCTTTGGCGGGCCGGGTAAAGCGCTGGACGAGGTCCTCGATGTGGAGATCGAGGTGGGCTCGAATGC